CACCTATAACTGGAGCAATGAAAAGTTTATCGTGAACTCTTACTATCTTATGTTTATCTTTTTTCAGATATTCTAAGAACTCATCAGGATATAGATTTCTTATTCCGTGTTGCTTTAAGAAATTTTGCAATTGACTTTCTAGAGTGAATCCCTTATCCATCTCTGCTAGTGCATCATCCACTATTCTGGAGGCAGCCAACGCGGAATCTTTTTGGTTTTCTGGTAACTTATTTAATTGGCGGTGAAGATTAGATTGCATAAACTTTGCATCTTTTATGTCAAAAAAGTCATTCATAGCGTGATATCCTCTGGTGGAACTTTTACAGTCATACCATTCGTTTCTAGTTTTACTAAAATGTGAGGTGCTTCCATTCCTACAACTTTACCTTTTCCGGCTTTAGCTACATTTACGTTTTTACCACCCCATGATCTGTACTTGAGTGCGAAACTAAGAACGTCTTGAGTCTCGGCCACAGGTTTCTTGACTTTAGGTTCTTGTGGCCTTGCTGTTGGCTCTTTAGCTCTTTCAGCTGCCATATTAGCCATCTTTTTAAGGATCTTTACTTCCTGGTCAGTGAACGCTTCAGTTGGCTGCTCAACTTCTCCATCTTCAATTTTAAAGATCTTGTCCGCTATGAAACCGTCTATTTCTAGTCTAACTTCTTGGGCTATGTCTTTAAACTTATCAGAATGAAACTTCATACTCTTAAAAGCTGCATTGTACAGTTCAATCTTGGCTTTGCGTCTTTGCAGCTCTTTTAGCTGATCATCTAACTTGCTCATAGTAGTCCTTCTAATAGCTCTTTTGCGTGAGCTCTACATTCTTCTATTTCTTTTAGCTTTTTCTCAAAATCTATGGTCAAGAACTTATTTATCTTATACAAAGGAAACTGAAGATGAGCAAATCTACTTTTAGGTCTAATCATATCAGTAAGCAGATCTGTCGATACGTTGTCAAATGGAACTAACGCGCTTTCTAAACTGTCTAGCTTTTTGATGTAGAGCTCGAGCTCACTTCTCACGGATAAACTCATTGCTTATACACCGTAGAAAACGTGATATTAGTGCGGTTCATGTGAGCTAGCACGTAGAAGTGTTTCTTGGCTACTGGAAATTTCTCGGCTAAAAAGTTATTAAGCTCGTCTTCTATGGCTTCTCTAGTGTTTTCCTCGATGGGCCAGCCTTTGAACTTTTTGAGACAATGTGTTTGTAGTACTTGTAGTAAATCATTTTTCATAAGATAATACTACAGCGTAAATTTAAGAATGTAAACTAAGAAGTTAGCTTATTTTGGATATAATCGTTCCACTTGTCAAGGCCTATATAAGACATAGTGCCATTTGGTTGGACTTGAAATCCTGGTGGTAATTCAATAACTTGGCTAGTTCGGCTGTTAGGATGCGTGCTTCCTGTAACTGGTTGCCATTGATCAGTTTTTTTGCCGTAATTAGTTCCGTTAGCTAATAGAGTAGATAGCTTATAGACTTTAGGTGATCCGTCATCATCATTATAAAACCGTCTACAGTACTTACAAGTTTTCTCATCATTAACTGGAAGCCTATACACATACACAGTATCTAGATCTTTTTCAGTATTTAGACTTACGATACGATCCACTGACGCGGCGCCGATAGCATTGCCCATTTCTGTTAATGCCACACGTTGCCAGTCTCTATTGGCGTCTTTAGCGGTATCTCTTAGTTTTTGCTTAACTGTGGCCAGACTAGATTCTTTAATTAGCTCGTCTGCCTCAAAAGTTCTATCTAGGTTTTGAAGCGCATTTCTTTTGTAGTCATCATTATTTTGATAGATAATGCCTTCGATACTGGTTTGAACATTTGACTTTAGCTTGTCAATTAATTGTTTGGTTTTGTCATTAAGGCTCTCAATAGTGTAGTCATGAGCCTCTCCTTTAGGAACAACTCCGGGCATATTTTGTTGAATCCTCATGTCTTCTACTGAAGTAGGTTTGTCTACCTCTAAAGCTGGATTTACAAAATTATGATTGTACACTAACTCGATAAATGACTCAGGGTTATTGATGTCCACACCTAACGTTTCAAGTTGCCTAAGTTCTTCATTAGTAAATGATGAAGCGCCCAGCACCGAGATAGTTAACCTCTTATAGTGCTTGTCTATGATTCTTCTGATTTTCTCGATTGTCTCTTTATTAGTAACCACTGTACTGATCCTCTAGCGCCTCATTAATCTCTTCAAGCATTTCTTGATAGATCTTATCATGTGTATCTCTAAGTCTTTGCTCGGTATCAACCATAGCAGCGTCTTCAAAAGAAGCGTCTAAATGTACTTCTCCGTCTCTATGAAGATCAAGAGCTTTAAGAAGAGCCGCGTCTGCGTCTTCTTTAGTTTCATTTTTGTCTAGTATTATTTTTATTTTCATGAGTCAATTTTATAATACTCAATTGAGAAGCTTTTGGACATATCATCGCCGCCGTCATCTGGAGTATTTAAAAGAGTATCAATTTCCTCATCGGACATTAGAGGTTCGTCTTCTTGAGGTTCTTGACCTGGCATACCTGGAGCTCCTGGCATTCCACCTTGTTGAGCTAACTCTTTTCCTTCTTTTGAAAACTGAGTATACCATTGCATGTACACCGGATCAAGTATAATATTATCCATTCCAGGAAGTGGTGGTAACTTATCTTCAGCTCTAATTTCATTAACTGTTTTCTTGAACTTAACTTCTTCTTTTTGACGTTCTAGTGCTTCTTTCTGGTTTTCAGAGCTGATTCCAGTGAATACTAATTCAAAATCTGAGTCTAAGCTATCAATGACATTAGTATTGATATAGTTGGCTAGAAATCTTAGAAGAGGATACAATCCTTTGTCTTTTGACATGTTGACTTTTTCTTCTGTATTGTCTCCAGAAAGACCAGACTTACCTTCGTCTTTCATACCAATGCCGATCTCAAATGGATCAATTTGGTAAATGGCACAAATCATTTTAATTAGATAATTCATCCATCCTGAAAATTCAATGTCTGAGTGATTTTGCGTAAGAGGAATCCAGTTAACATCATCCATACCTGCAAAAATAGGTGTTTGGAATGAGTTTCTTGTGCCCTTGATCATGTGGTGCCATTGCTGGCGAATAGTCTCTAGCTTTCTTCTTGGAATGGACGCCTTAAGGTGTAAGATACCTTTAGCAGAAAAACCTTGAGTAAAATACGCTTTGTTGTAATATTCAGTGTTTAAATGAGATGAGACCAGGCTAACCATTAGTTCTAGCTCTGAAATACCGTATCCATTATTATATAGATCAGTATTAATGTTTCTCATTCCTACTTTCATTTCATCTTGAGTATAGGCTCTTTCGATCCTTCCTCTTACTACTTGGACGAACTTATATTGCTCATCATCAAGTAATTCATCATCCAGTTCAAAAGCGTCTTTTCTTTCAAGAGCTTCTAGTTGTTTCTCAGGATATAGAAGGTCAACATTAGTTTGTGCACCCGGGAATGCTTTGTATTTCTTTAGAGCAGGACTTGCGAATTTAATGGTTCCGCCATCAACAGGAAAAAAGTGATGTGGCTTTCCTTCTTTGGTAGGTACAAGTTCTGTGGCAATTAGATCGTACGTGAGAGTATCCCGAACAATAGCTCTTAGAAATGAATCAATATTCCATTTTTTAGTTTCAAAAGGACGGTCATCTACTAAGCCACAATTAAGTACGAAATCTTCAACTCTCTTTCTTCTATCTCTAATTTGCTCGTCTAGACGTTCTCTGGCTTTACGTTCAATTTCCCAGTTAATTTCTTCAGTTACGTCATCTGATTTATTGGCTCCAGGATATTCTGATTCTTGATCTGAGTAAATTTCAGTCTGCCTGATAGCTTTTTCGATAGTAGCGTCTATGTTCTTGGTAGCATCTTTTGATTCTTCTTCAGATTCAATTTGTTCTTTTTCTCCAGACGCTTCCATTTCAGCTTCAATTTCTTCTTTGATCTTTCTAAGAAACGAGTCTTCATCTTTTAGCTTGATGATAAAACCTCTTTCTTGTTCAGATCTAACTAGCTTAGAATGGTTTGATACTTGGTTTTGTCTAGTTTGGATGACTGCAGAGATAATTGAGTTTTTATAACTCATCTGCTTGAGATGCGAATTTAAGATCCTGTGTGGCTTCTCTTTAAAACCTTGCGAATTGATTTTATAAGAAGGCTCATCTGTGATGGACTTTCCATACACCATTTCAGCGTTTGAGTCATTTTCAGCTTTTATTATGATATCAGACTCGGCCTTTCTGATCATGGCGTCAAGGCCTGCGCCTACTGCTTTTTTGGCTTTACTGATTATGCTATCATTTGTCTCGTCAGACATATTGATTCCTAAGTATTTATTATTACATTAACTATAAAAGGCGAATCCATTACAATTATATCATCAAAAAATGGCTTGAACATATTCGAACTTAAATCCCTTAGACGATTTGTATACGCCTTTCAGGCATTTATTTATGGCGCTTTGGAATAAATTCAAATCTTTAGCGCATTCTGCTTGATTGACCCACTCTCCTACAAATTTTCCGTTCTTTGAAACTTTGAAAGGTTTTCCTCCTTTAGAGATCGCCATGTCGCGCCTAGATTCAGTAGTGCTGAATTGGTTTATGGCGATTTGCCTGAGCTTCTCCCGGTGTTCATCTGTGGTACAAGCTTTTATAATTGCAGACTTTTGGTAGTCTGGTAACTTTTTACCTTTTAGAGAATTTGATATTTTATTCAAAGTATCTTTAGTATAAATTCCAGTTTTTCCTTTGTTCCATGGAGTGAATCCTTTTTGTCCACCTTCTTGGAAACAAGCTTCTGCATATTTGAAAGTTTTATATAAGTTGATTAGTAGTATTTCGAAGTCATATGCATCTTGTTCATCTTCAAAATATTTAACTATTTCAACGCGGACTCCATGTTTGTTTCTTATATTTTTATGTTTTTTGTTTCTAGCCGACATGTGATAAGCTCTGCCACCAGTTCCTTTTCCGACATAAAATGGAGTCATAGTGTCTAACCTAACGTGGCGGTAAACGTAGTACTTCATATTAAAACTTCTACTCCGCTATTATCTTCAAAGTCGTCTAGTTCCTCAACTCTAGTTAGTTTTCCAGTTTCTGGGTGTTTTTTGTAATTATCTGAATTGTCTAAAATGTTTCCGTATTCGGCGTATCTGTAATCATTAGATAATTGCTCCGGGCTTGGTGCAGAAAACGCGTTGCCCGTTTTACTGCACAAAGCTATACCATAGTCTTTAGTAGGCATTGCTATTTCAGTCTTAAAACCAGCTCCAGCGTCTTCTGCTGCTAGGTATGATGCTATTGCTAGTGAGTCGGCAAAGTCATCAGAGCC